AGATCTTTCCCCAACTGATATTATTTGACATTTTCTTTTGCTATTTTTTGTAAATAAACCTGCAACTTTTCTACGTTTTCTTTTTTCGGTTTGTAGCTGCCTAACTTTATTCGTTTTTTCATATGTACCAAGAAGTGTAATTATTCATTCGATCCGGATACATATCATCATTAGAGTTGGTATTGTACTCCGGAAACAAGTAATTATTGAAACACATATAATTAATGAAACGCTCCGTGTAATGCTGAGCAATAGATCTTTCTTTTTCTGTTAAATAATCAATCTCGTTCTTTTCTGCATTGGTTGCGTTTTCTGATCCGTGTTTATATACGCCTTTATTTGCGATTGTATAAGCCGCAAAAGGCAAGTATTCAAACATTGCCCAGTGGATCAACATTGGTTTAACGTATGTCGTAACTAAATTTAGGTAGTTACCAGAAAGCGTGCCAGCAATAATATCTGCTTCAATCTTCTCAAGTAACTTGGTACCTAAATAGTTTTGTATATGAATATCTTGAGCAATCTTAATGAATTGCACAAATTTGTCTACGTCTACATTTCCGTTTGTAGCGGTAAACTTTACCAGATCAGCGTCTGTTATTAATAGTGCTTGTGCCATTATCTTGTAATTGTGCGTTTAGGTTGAGGATTGCTTGGTAAAAATCCGTAATTAGGCATATCAACAGGTCGCTTAGAAACAAGCTCATTGTTTGTAACTACGTAACCACGAGCAGCAGCCTTACTTACTGCAATTTGTCTGATTTTAGGATCATTAATATTGATTGCTTTTCCTTCAATAGCAGCATAAACCTGTTTGTTCCATCGGTGGTGGCAGTTACCTCCGCCTTTGTACAACCAAATGTCATACGTTGCAGCTCCTTCTGGGCCCCAACCTGCGTTAACCGCTTGTCCTGACATTTTCTGGATATCTTCTTTGCGGTAAACTTTACCGGCTGTCATCATCTTTTGACAAAATTCTCTTGAATTACTGCCTAAAGAACCAGCGTAAACATAACGAGTAATAAATTTAACACCATCAATTACTTTATCTTGAGTGCTTCGGATATTAGGTCGGCTATCTCCAGTGCTTACCAATTCGATCAACTTGCTAAATAAGCTTTGTTTAGGCTCATTAGAAAGCATTTCGTTCTCTTTATCGTCTGTATCATAGTCAACTTCTTTTTCGTCTATTAGAAGCCAATTATCAGCAGGCATTTCTCCTAAAGCAATAAGCGGTTCTGCAATCGCATCAATACCACATTCGTGTTTGCTTAACTCGGTACCTGTTTCTTCTTGTACTTGCTCTTCTGTAATTGCGTTTTCGAGATCCGTAAATTCTAAAGGTTGTAAAGTTTTGAAGAAAAGACGAACTGAAAGGCCATTAAAATGCAACACTTGTTCAAAAGCAGCAATTATTTCATCTTGCATCGGTCTAATAACCATATTGTCAAACAAAATAGCTGAGTTCTTAAGCTCATCGGCATTTGAACTAAAACCATTTGATGAAGCAACACCAAATAATAAAGGAGAAGTAACGTTATGTCCTAACATAATTTTACGCATACATTCCTCAGATAAATACTGATAATGTTCCGGAGCATCATTCAAAGGAATGGCATCAACCGTAGTTTTCATTTCAGCATTCTCGTTGTATGAAGTAACTACCTTTTTACCTTTAGGGCCAGTAAGCTGGCTTTTAACTTTGGCATCAATGATATTCATTTGCTCTTCAGTCGGTACTCCGTTGTTGAAGTTTACGATCATCGTTGGAGAAAAGCCATTCTGAACATCGTTGATCAGGTACTCGGCTATTTCTTGCTCCATTAGGGCATAGGGGAGTGATCCTTGATAGTCTGGATACGCATAGTATTTCATACCTACCGTGTAGGGCTTTGAATAAATGATCTCAATCAATTCATTCTTACCGCCGAATCCAAAAGCTGGAATGCGTTTAGGCTCAAACTTACGTGTATCTGTCCAATCATCAGAGTAATAATAACCCTCTATTTCTCCGTCTTTGTTGCATTTTTCTGCTCTAAGCAAGTTGACTGGCATATGGTATGCCTTGAGTATTTTTGACTTGCTTTGGTTGTAGTGTACTTGCAATGCGAATTGTCCCAATAACTTGCGGTCCATAACGATTTTACGGATGCAATCATCGTGAAACAAGGCTTTGACTTGTGCATATTCATTAGGTTTGCGATCTGCGTTTAAAACGCCTAAACCACGACCATAAATCAAACGTGTTACGTTGTTTATAATTGCGGCATTTGTTGTACTGTGATTATAGCGGTCAATTAAGAACTGAAAGTAATTATTTTCACCTCCAAATTCAACCCAGTTATCTCGTTTGCTTTCCGTGATAATAGGTGGCTCGTATTGGCTTAAATTGACAAACTGTATGTTACTGCTCATATTACGATAAATTCGTTGTTAGATACGTTAGACGTATATTGGTTGTAGTTTACACTAAAGTTAGTTAAAGGCGAATCAGTGCAATATATCTTATCTCTGTAAATGATATTAGATCCGTTTTTTAATACCAATAAATAACTGCGGCCCTCAACAAGATCAAACGTAGCAGTAATTGAATGAGTATAATCTCCGGCAACACTTGACGTAATCGAAACTGTTTCCGTTGTATTCTCAATTTCATCAATAATCTGCATAGTATTGTAACCTGTTTTACGAGGTACAAAGCTAAACGTTTGCGCTGAGTTTGAAGTTGTAAGTACAATCATATCTTCATAACTACTTTCATTCAATTTTGTTGCAAATAAAAAAGCCACCCGATTAAGAGTGGCCTTTCCATAGTAGTTAGTAGATCTTAGTTGTTGTCAATAGTTGCACCACCAAAAGCAGTTGCTAATGCAGTTTCAGAAGCAACATCAATGAAATTGGCCAATAGCTTCTCTTGACCAACCATTGTGAAAGTGTAACCGTTTAGATCACCCATCGCAGTTCCGTTAACAACGTTTGCAGTAGTTACCTCCATACCGTGCTCAAGGCCAGCAAAGAAGTAAGAACCATTACGTGAACGAACAACAACGTGAGGACGTCCGTAAGCCAAAAGCTTAGCAGTTTTATGCGTAGCAATATCTTGGTTTTTCAAAGTGAAAGTCAAAGTTTGCTCAACAAATGTAGTTCCGTTTTCACGTGAAGAGTTAATAACTTGATCAAAAGAATTTGTACCCTTAAGTTCAAATTTGTAAAGTGTAGAAACACCAGCAACTGAATCAATTACATCAGTGTTTGTACCATCGTAAGTAATACCAGAATAGTCTCCGTAATTAACAAAATAGATAGCATCAATACCACCTACTGCTGTCTTACATACCTCAAGTCTACCGTTAGCTAAATCGCAGCTCATATCTTAAAAATTTTTAAAGTTTATAAAAAAGGGAGGGAAGTTTTTTACCGCCCTCCCCAGTTATTTAGGTTAATTAAGATTAGTTAGCAGAGTTTGTAATTCCGTAAGTAACCATATCTTCAGCAAAACCGTATTTAGCATCTGCGGTGAAACGCATAATTACTCTGACGTTCTCAGATCCGTCAAGGTCGGCCATATCTAACACCTTAACAAGGTTCATATCGTTTAAGATACCTGTTGCAAAGTGAAGGTTTGAAGATGGAGTAGCGATAGCTGTATTAGCAGCCATACCGTTAGCCATAAATACAGGAATACCGTCAAAGAATACATCACCAAGAACTTGGTTTGTACCTTGATTGTTGTAACCATTAGCACCAACACCAGAAGCAGCAAAACCACCTAAAGCACGTACATACGCTTTGTAGATGTTTTGTGAAACGTAAAGTTTAAGATCTGGGTGACCGTAAAGGCGAGCAGGAATAGCATCAACCAATTTACCAAGCTCAGTGATAGCGTTAGCAGCAGTTACAGTTGTACCGGCAACTTCTTGAGCAGATGGCAAAGCAGCATCAGCAGCAATTTGAGTAGAGATACCTGCGAACTGACCAGCAGTGTTGTTAACACCTGTCCAGATAGTCGTTTCCATATTGGCAGCAACTTTCTCAGATACGTGAGCAATCAAGAAGTCAACAAAAGACTTAGGCATAACATCGAATGCAGAAAAGCCCATTTCAGCAGCCTGCCAAGTCGAGTGAAAGTCTTTTTTACAAAGTTGTAAATTTACTTGGAACTCTTCCGGTTGCAAGATACGCTCAGTAAGTGTTACAGTTGACGTAGCATCAAAATCACAAGTTGCGTTCTTGATAATGTCGTCTGTACCAACTTTTTGAATTACTTGCTTATACTTAACATTCGGGTGGATAGTAAATCCGCCTTTCTCCAAAGTTGGAGCAGATAACAATGCTGCAGCGATATATTTTCCGCTAAATTCGCCAGCATATGTTGTAGTGATTGAAGTGGTAGTAGCCATTTCTTAAAATTTAATTTAGTTAATTATTTGTTTAGTTTTTCAAGGATTGAATCCATAGTTGTACGAGCCTTTTTAGGAGCAAATTTGAATAGCTCAACAGGTTGTGCGTTTTCTGGATTATGTAAAATTGGTTTTGGCTCAGCTTCAACAGCAGCTAACTCAACCGGTGCTTCTTCTTCTTTTGCTTCCTCAGTTGGTTGTGCAGATAGTTTTGCCAATTCAGCTTTCAATGTTTCGTTTTCTTTTTGTAAAGCTTCCATTTCTTTAAAATGTGATTCCTTTACAATAGATTCAATGATCTTCTTTGCAGTTGGTGCAGCTTCAGCGGCCATTTCTTCTTCAACAGGCATTCCTGCTTCAACTTCTGGCTCTTCAACTTCAACTTCAACTTCTGGCTCAGCAGCTTCACGAACATCAGCAATAATACCTTCTTCAATTACAACAAGGATGCGCATATCCTCCAATTCGTAATCTCCAACAGGCAAAGGAATTTTTTGCTCATCTTCAGTTACAATAAACACTTCGTTACCAGCTTCAAAAGCATCAGCTTCCAAAACAGATACACCATCAGTTAATTTCATTTGTTCTAACTTAACTTCTAATCCAAGAAGCGCGCGAACTTTGTTTAAAACTTTGTTTTCGTTCATTTTTATTTTAGTTTATACCGCTTTAACTATACTTGTTATATTCTGTTGCGTTTTTATCCGTTTACGCCTGTAATCGTTCTCGGTTGGTTCGTGTTTGTAACGGTACTTGATCCTTGCTGAACCAAAGCACCAACGCCTTGATTTTGTAGATCTCCATTGCAGCAATTTTTTGAATACGTACCATCATCGCATAAGCATCCACGTTTCCCACCTCTTGGGCTTGACTTGCTTGGTGTTTTCTTTAAAAATGACATATTATTTATTTTTAAGTTGTTCTAATTTTCTTTGTGCCCATTCAATACCGGCATCTCCTCCCCAAGCTAACCACATTAATCTGCCACATCCATCGCCTAGCTCCTTTTGTGAGTTTTGACGATGACGTTCAAAGGCAGCCATTCTGCTAATCGTTTCCTCAGATATAGGTTCTCCGTTTGCTAATTGGTTTGCACGTTGTTTTCCTACCGGTGTGCCGCAAGATCCCCATCCGTTTTCAGCAGCCCAACGTAAAGCAATCTTAGCATTTTCTTTAGCGGCTTCTGGATAGTCATTATAAGATTCAAGTTTGATATCTAAGATCTCTTTTAAATACGCTATTACTTCGTCTTTTTCTTCTGTTTGTGCGCTCATTTCGTATTTATCAGCAAAGTAGCCTTCAATAGAAAATCCTTTAACTTCTCCGGCCTTTACTCGCTTCCAGATATCATCGTTGTTTACTTTCATTGATATCATCCAAGTTCCTTTAGGTAAATCAAAACCATATAACTTAGATTTGTCAGTTTTAGGATCATCAATAATCCAGCTTTCAACTACTGACATTCCATCAATTTCTTTAGCGTGTTCTAACGTAGCATTGTTCTGATTAGATCGCATTAAGAATAACTCAGATGCTTTGCGTACTGTATCTTCAGAAAAGAATATTTCCCACTCACGTTTTGTCTTTTCATCGTTGCGGTAAATCTTTTTGTTAGGCGTTAATGCTGGGCCCATCAAAATGCGCTTCTCTTGATCAACTTCTTTGAGTTGTACTTGGTGCTTATTTAAAGCAATGAAGTTCTCTTCAATAGCCGGAAATTCAACAACGCTTACCGCTTCGATCCCGTGCATCGGATCTCTTTCATCAATGATTAATTCTATTAAATCCATATTCCCTAAACTTAAAATGGTTTATAATGTTGCATTTTCTATTCTGTTTCGGTCTAAGCTTTGAGCAGTTGTTACCTGTCCAGAAACAACGTAAGCCTGTACCGGAGTTTGTTGTAATTGCGCTAATTGGTTTACTCCAGAGTTACCTACTACGTTAAATTGAGGTGATACAATACCACCATTTCCTCCTGATGTTGGTGGAGTTAAATTATTAGGGCTTGTACTTCCTCCAAATCTAGCAGATGCAATTTTAGCAATACCAACTGCACCAAAAGCTGCGGTTAAACTTGCTTGAATTGCAGGATATGCTGGGTTTATCGCTGTAATAGGTGATTTTTGAGCAGTTTTCCAAGCTTCAATAGTTCCCTCAATAGTTGCAATAGTTGATGAGGCAATCTTAGCTGCTTTATCTATATTGAATGCTATTTTTGCTTGTTTTTCATTTCTCTTTCCAAATAATTCAGTTAAGTTTGAAACTAAAGAAAGAGCATCCATAGCTAATTTTATCTTGCCATCTCTTATTTGCTTTTCTTTTTCTTCTTCTGACTTTCTATATTTATCATTTATTATACCAAGCTCCCTATTTTTAGCTTCTTCAATTATAGCTAATTGTTCTGCATTTCCTTGAGCTGCTTCCTCTAATGCAAAATATTTATCATTTACTGCTAATATTTCTCTTTGTTGATCAGACAATCCAGCTTGATAATTAGATTCTTGTAATGATTCAATCTGAGCTAAGTATTCATTTTCTGCTTGTATCTTTAAATCATTTGCTTTTTTATTAGCATCAGCAATTATCTTTAAACGAGCATCTTCATATTTTTTATCTATTTTTTCTTTTTCTTTTGCCTCAGCTTCTTTTAATTTAGTAGTATCTAATTTAAATTTTTCTGCTTCCTTATAAAGATCTTCATATTTACGAGTTATCGCTACTTTTTCTCTTTCCTGCTCAGTCAATAAAGTATCAGCGTAATCTTGCTCAGCTTTTCGTATTTTTTCAATAGCATCCGTCTTTGCTTTTAACGCTTCTTTTTCTGCTGCTGCTTTTTCTTTAGCTCTTTCTTTAGCCGCTGCGGCTGCTTCTTTACCTTCTGCAATTTCTTGACGGTTTAACATTTTGCGTTGACGGTTTAATTTAATTCCTGTCATTGCATTTTCGGTTTCAGCTTCATTCAAAGCAATGGTAGCTTCTCGAATTTGCTGCTTCATTTTTACCTCAGCTTGACCGCCTAATGCTTTGGCTTTTTCTTGAAGTATTTTTAAATCTACAGCAGCAGTTCTAACCTTTTCAGCTGCGCTTTCTTTTTCTGCCTTAGTAACTTCCTCTAATGCTTTCTTTTTAGCTTTTATGCTGGCAGTTTCATCAGTTAAAATCTCTCGTGATTGTACAAGTAATTTATTAATTTCTGATTCACGAACTGCCTGCTCTTTTTTAGCTTTATTGTTAGCTTGTTGTTGCTTTTCTAAACCACGAACAATGGCGAAAGTTGTACCATTTGCAGCTTTAGTTAATTGATCAAATGAAGTTGCCGCTTCTGAGTTCGCTTTTTTCCAAGCTTCTGCCGCTCCTTTAGGATCAAATGACAAAAATTTAACTACTGCCTCAGCTGCATAAACTAATGATCTTGTTAATCCGAAAATAGCATCTTTAACTTGAGTACCTACTGCACTAATACCCTCCCAAACTGCTGCAATTTCTTTTCCAATTTTTACGTTTGACTGGAAAGCTTCATATATAAATTTTAAAGCACCAACTATAACGGTAAGGATCAAAACAACTGGATTGGCCATCAACGCCTTTAATGACGCTCCAAACGAGGTAACACCACCTTCAGCAGCTTTAAACTGCGGAACCATTGAAGTAACTACATTTTTAATGTCTGTAAATACTTTCATTTTGCCACCAGCCTGTTCGCTTGTTGTAGCAAGATTTTCAGTTGCCTGTGTTACTTGGTTTATATCTTGAGTAACCTCTTTTGCATTAGTGGTTACATTGATCTTTATTGTTTTAGTTTCCGCCATTTCTTATCGCTTTAATTTCTCGTTTAGCTTGTTTGAACGCCTTTCTAAAAGACGTATGTAATTTGTATTTACCTTTTGCAATTTCAATGTATTCTCCTTCTCCGTAAAATTCATCTACTTGCAACATTGCTATTATTTCCTTTATCATTGTACGACTATATTTATTGTTTCTGTTGTTGCGCTTCCATCCGTGTATTCGTATCTTACATCAACAGTGTAAGCGGTATTTGCTGATGCAGTTCCTACTGTGATAGTTACGTTTTGACTTGTTGTTATGCTTTTTTGACTTACCGTAACATTTGCGCTTGATGGAGATAATGTTGCACCTGATGCTCCGTTTGGTAAATTGATTGCAGAAACTACTGCCCCTCCACCTACTGGAACTATATAAAAAGGAACTTTATTAATCATCGGTCTGAAATCAAGGTATAACGATAGCTGCACTTCTCCGTTGGTTAGGTTCGTGTTCATATCGTTTATGATATAACGCTTGTCCCTAATTATAACTCGGTCATTCAATTTTAGGTTAGTCAATAAGCCTACTGGCATTATCGTTTTAACTGTGATGAGCCTTTGTTTAAGGTTGTATAAGTTGTAAAGATATGAGAAGTAATACTGAGCAAATAACGTCTGTTGAATAGGGGTTAAAAGCAAGCTGGAAGTTTCGGGTGCAAAGTTGCTTGTTAAATCCGTGTTATTATATCTTAAGTCTTGACCAAAAGGAGTGTAGTTTGTAATGGTTACGTGTGAACCAACCAATAGTTTAAAGTTGCAATCTTGATTGTCATACTGATAAAGCAAGATAGGCTTTGGTGTGTATGGTGCAAACTCATTGTTAAGAGCATACCCAACTTGTAATTGAGTACCATCAAATTTCTGTTGTAAAATATTCTCGAAAGGTAAGTCAATCGTATACTCACCACCATCGTAAGGGTACTGATATGTCATATCCCCGTATCCTCTTGAGTAGACTTGACTAAACTGCTTGTTAAGGAAGCACTCTGAATCTTGATATTTAAACGTAATCTTTTTGTAAAGCGGCATACGAGCAACATCAATGCTTTCTATGTCCGTGTATTTGGTGATGTCTACAATCGCTCCTTGTCCGTACCAATTATCTAAAGGCGCAAGTTCATACGTGTTTTCACTCGTACCTACGCAAACCATATTAAATACCTTGAGAATGCCTGCAAAGAAATCTGCAATCTTCATCTGAGGTGCGTTAGATTCTAAACTTTGTGTAAGCACCATATTTGATGCAGCATTATTTGTTGACTGTGAATCAGTAACTAAAGAACCACTACTCAAATAAAGAACTGAATACCTAAGTTTATGCGTTACGTTGATTGCTGCGGCAGGTCTTAGATAAACTTGGTAAACTGCATCTAAACCAGAAGTCTGATTGACTATATCTAAAGTATAAGTGCCAGTTGCACTAATTTCTACTGAGTTTAATAAGTTTCCGTTTTGGAATACATCAGCATAAATAGTTGCAGAAGTTGAAAGGGTTAAAATCTCAATCTCAAGTTGATGCGTAAGAACTCCGTTTAATTCTGTGAATGTTACAGTGTCAGTTGTGGTATCTATATAAGGAGAAAGGTCATAAAGTCCAGAAGGAGAAGATACGGATAAAATATCTACCAAATGTTGCCTACCTACAATCTCAAACTCTCCTTTGTTTTTGTAATATAAGAATAGCTTAGTAAATCTATCGTCATCCAAGAAAGTACCGTTAAATTTTACTCCATACTTGTCTTGAATCAAAGCAAATATTGATTGAACTCTTAATGCAGGGAAAAGCTCATTGTACTTAACCGCTCCGCTTGTTGCGTAAATATTATTGTCTGAGATTGAAGTAATATCCAACCAGTTTGGAGTTGTAGCATTGACGTAGTTTGATTGATAGTGCCAAATGCGTTTAGAACTGATTAGCGGGTACTTTACGTCATATGAGTTAGTTGAGTCTGAAATTCTATCTGCAATCTCAGTACCATTGTAAACGTGATTGAATTTAGTATAATCTAAATCAGAAAGTAAGTCCTCGCCAAAGTAATCTTTTAAAGTACGTCCATCTCCATAGAATGTTACAGAGTAGCTTTCAGGTCTTCCGTTTTTAAGGTTCGCTTTTTCAATCTGTAATTTACCCCTGCGGAAAAACGTTAAGTCAATTTCAATAAACGAATCTAAACGGATGTTGTAATCAATCAAAGAGTTTACGTCTGACTGATAAAAATGTTGTAATATTTGATTATTGTGGTCATTGGCAGGAATTGTAAACGATTGCGAAAAGTCAGTGAACGTCTTAGAAATATCCTGTACGTTTTGAACGGTGCTTGTTACTTGGATTTGTTCGTCATCGAAAAGCTCCAATTTTTCAGCAGTTGTTAAATTACCATAGATTCCGCCTAATCCTTCAAGATAGTTTAACATACAATCAGTAGCTTCACAAGTACCACCATTTGCAATTACTATGCTGGCAAAATTATTCACTACTGATGGCGTACCATCTTGATACCTCTTAGTAGTTACGTATAAATGTACTTTTCTATCCATTAGATAACTGAGTTGATAGTATCAAATGCGTATTCAAATTCAAGTTGGTAGTTAATCATATGAGTGTTTATGCTCTTGAATAACTCTGTGCTTTTCGTGTTCATCTTAGCAGCCTTACCATCAATCAACATCTTTTCACTAAGCATCATTTGCTGAATTACCTCAGAATAACTTTCATCAACCCAGTCCGTGTTTACTCTGATTGTACGCTTGCCATTTGAGTTAAACACATTGCGTTGCCCTTGTGTTAAAGTGTAATTAGGGTATGTACTCGGTAGCGTATTATATTCTTTGTTTTCTACGTTGAGATTATCGTAGCTGGCTTTAAAGAACCACTCACGTTGCCAAGCTCCAAACTTGTTAACGAAGTCAATTCTTACTGGCGTGTATTTACATTCGGTCTTTGGGTAAAAATATCCAGTCCACAAAACTGCGTTAGAAGCATTTAAAAACTCTACCTTATTACCTACACTTTCCCAACCTGCGTAAACTCGTGTAACGTCACGTATTGCATCCGTAGGTAGTGTTGTGGTATTGGTTGCAGCGGTTGAAAGGTTCGTGTATTTAACTTTTTCTGCATAATCGGTATTTACAGTAATCCACCCTGCATTAGAAATTGGATTATAATAATAATTACCTTGGTCTAATAGTATATCACCTAAGTTCGGATTGTATGAATTTTCAAAATATCCAAAGCCCTCGAATGCGTAATATGTTTCAGTACTGCCTACTTGAGTAAAACTTGTTGTTACTCGCTTGTACTTTTTTATTTGTACATTACACCATTGACGTATTGAAGTTGCTGCATTAGTTGTAGGCTGAGATTGCAAAGCAGTATGAGTAATAAATTCACGTATGTATGGTGATACATCATAGTAAGTAGCCGCAG